CGAACTATTATACAATACACGTGTTATTGCTAATGTCACTGAATCCGTGAGGCAAGTGTCGTTGTTCGTGCCGGCTGGTTTATTCGCTGTTACATGTACTGCAGCACTTTCAGGTGCAGTAATGACAGTGGATGTAGTCGGTAAAGTTCTTTGTAAAGACATGGAATAAAGATGAAGTTTGATTTGCATACTGAAGGTAAAGTACCAGATTATGTCTGGAAAATAGTTTTGGTTATTCTAGCTCTTGGATGCGGTATAAAATCCGACTCAATCCTATTAATTATGGGTGTATAGGATGGGCGGAACACAAACTGTTGTATATTATCATAATTATGATCAAGATAAAATTGATGCACTGGAATCTAATCCAGAAATTGAAATTATTAAACGTGATACAGAGGCGTACGACACGACAGTGCAACTGTCGCCCTTTATGGAGCCTCATCACTCATATATACTGTACAAAACGGAGTTTACGTACAGAGTTGTTCCTACAACGCAACAGTCACCACGTCAGGATGCGACGTCAGCTGCTAAAGCTGGGCAAGGACCGAAGACGCGTGGTGACACAAATGAATTCATAAGTGCATTTTGGGTTAATGGTAAACCTAAATGCAAAATGGGTTATAGATACGATTTTAATAGGAAGATGTGTCGAATAATAAAATGAAAAGAGATAAACGACTCAAGTATTTATGTCCCCGTTGTGGACATATAACAATTAGTCATTCCACTAAGACGCATTCACATGCAAGTCGTAAGTGTGGATCGAATGGATGTCAGCGTAGTTTAAGTAGAAGACATATACTCGAATAAATGTGGCTTGGATAGGCGAAGGTGTATGGTTCAATCAGATATCTAACGAAGTTGAAGCTGTAAACGGAGTTTATTGCGATTGTTGGGACTGTACTTTTGCAGTTCCACATGATCAGTTAATTGACGGTGGAGTGTTTTTTACGAAATCCGAATACAGAGAGCATCAGAAGACAAGACGAAGGGCATACTTTGACCGTAAGCAATTGCAAGCTACTAAGGACGGCAAGGCACGTACGAAGGAGATAACGGAGGCAGCGCTGGTTTGGGAAGGCCAGCCTGTCCCCACATTTTTTGATATTAAATCAGGTAAGTGGAGATCATATGAATCACCAGTACATGAGTTTGAAAGAATATTTGGTTATTAATCCAATATCGATACAAGATACCGGGGATTCTAAAAAGCAATGGCCCCCGGTGGGTAAGTCTAGCGACACCCCGAAGGAGTGATGAAAGTTCGCAAGACGGGAAGAAATACCACCGGTATTAGGGAAGCCCGCGGATATGGGGCGGGATGTGTTTATACACACAGAGTTATACCCGGCCTATATGATGACATGTGCTAGAATAGCTTGTGATACGAAAATTGATATCAGCTCTCGTGGTAGATCTAGACAATGTGCTAGATGTTTACGTATTCATGGAAGATATAGGATATAGTTTATACAGGGTTAGCCTTTCCTATTGGAGATATGGAAGGAAATTTACTTTATGTAGGATTGGATTCAAACTGGAATTATTTTAATATTGGAAGAGATTTAGCAGCTTTAAATGCTAAGAATGAAGAAGTCGTAGATCGCGATGGTCACGTAGCAGGTTACCTTTGTAACATACGTGTCGCAGCAGGTCCTTCAACACCTGCTTCTATTAATTTCATTACTGCACCTAATACATGGAAAATGCGTAATGCAGTTCGCAAAACTCATTTCCTGAGACAGGCCATGTTTGAGGATGCAGGTGTAACAGAATCAGAAATGGGCAAATACGGTAAGACTTTGCGACCACATTTGACAACCGCTCAAGTGAGCGATTCGGTGTATAAAGATCCTTATCTTCTCCGACCAGTAAATGATAGTCCATCTGCTGGTGGAACAACGACAACTCTAACTGGTGGTGAATGGTCATATACCACGTTAGCGTCATCCCCTTCTTGGGATAATACTGCATTGGAAGATCATGATGCTTTGCCAATGGCAGACACATACACTATTGCGATATGTGGTCCAAATAGAGAACAAGATGATGCTGGTGGCATTAAGTCTTGGAGCACTATAGGATTAATTAATTCATACAATCTTGATCGTATGGAGCAAATACCAGATGCGACTGCAGACAGTTCAATATCAGGGACAAATAATCCCTTTGCAATGTTGCAGTCACAATCTGTGGTATCTGGAGAGGTCGCTGAGATCGCTGAGGACCAACAATTAGAAGCTCCACCATATGATATTTCAGATGACGGTGATTCGGTCGAACTATTATACAATACACGTGTTATTGCTAATGTCACTGAATCCGTGAGGCAAGTGTCGTTGTTCGTGCCGGCTGGTTTATTCGCTGTTACATGTAC